CTTTCATAAAAAGTGAGAGCATGCTCATTTCCAACGCCTTTAAGGCAGCGCGATGGATATGTTCCCGCACAGACCCAAGCAAGGTCGTATTAGGGCCTGCTTTCAAATCAATTGAGCGCGTCGTGTATCAGCTTCATAGCTTCGTAAAACACGTCCCTGTCCCTGAACGTCCGGCATTGGTAAGCGCCCTCAAATGCGCTGGAAGGCGGTACATCGTTACTGATTACACTGCCTTTGAGTCTAGTTTCTCAGTCGATGTATTGAATGCCTGTGAGAACCAATTGTATTCTTACATGTTGCAATATTACCCCGAGCTCTCCGAATTTGCCACATCAACAATAGGTGGCATAAATGAAATAAGCACAAGACAAGGAGTTAGGGTGAAGGTCGCTGGGCGCCGTATGTCTGGCGACATGTGCACGTCATTGGGAAATGGCTTCACCAACCTAATGCTCATGTCTTTTTTTGCACAGAAACATGGTTCCACATTCGATGGCTACGTCGAAGGGGATGATGGTATATTTGCCTTTTCTGGCGTCCTCCCCACCGTTTCCGATTTTGCATCTCTTGGCTTTGACATAAAGCTTGCAGAGATAGCCGATCCCTCCTTAGGAGGGTTTTGTGGCGTCGTTTCAGCCGGCGACGTCCTTATAAAAGATCCTGTTAAATTTCTCCAAACATTTGGTTGGACTACGAATTCCGTTGAAGGCGGGAAGAAGGTCATGTTTGGATTATTGCGCGCAAAAGCACTTTCGGCCTTATATGAGGCTCCAGGCTGTCCCATAGTCTCGGCCGTTGCAAAACGGGCACTTGAATTGACTATCGGCTTTGAGCCGAGGTGGTCCGAGTATGATGGTTATCATGCCCCCCCACCTCCAAAATACGTCCCGCAGCTCTTGACTATCAGCCCCCAAACCCGTGAACTTTTCTCCAATTTATACGGGGTTGGGCCGCTCGAACAGCAGCAAGCTGAAGACAGAATCGCGACTAGCACCGACCTGTCTTTTCTTGCGGAGTACGTCCCTCATCACCCAAACCATGAGTTGGTTGCCTCATGGTACATAGGGTGAAGACCATATTTATAAAACAACATGTACTTTTAGCGTGTATATAGCGCGCGCGCACACATCCCTAATGGGACCTATACCTGGTTGATGGAAAATATCAGGCACTGTCTTTTAAAAACTGGCTTGGGTCGACAATAAAGAACCCAAAAATGTTATTAGGAGG